TGCTTTGGCCGGAGGTCCTCATCTGACAGCTGCGAGCGTGCGATTTAAACCGCAAGCTAACAGTCAATTGCCCATGTTTATGGGTGAATTGTTCAGTAAGGTCCTCGCTTCAGACGGCTCGGTCCTTTCCGAGCCCTGTGTGCAAAGCATCAGGGACTTACGGACATTACTGTTTCACTTTTACAAGTGGCAGTTGCCGTATACCCCAGACCAAGAACACAGTGTCATCGAAGCCTTTCTCAAGGCTGAAGATGACATTTCCTACCATGATAACATATTCCATCATATCGCTAACGGCATCGCTTCTCAGCAAGAGAAGTACTGCCCAGCGAGTGAGGTCTATATTGATGATGATTCTACTCTTCCTGTTGGGAATACTGCGTCCATCCTGGACACAGTTGAACCATTAAGGCAAAGAGCAATCATTCGCGAGGCGAGAAGACTGCTTAACAGCGTATTCTCGTCTTTTGACCCAACTAACATCCATCCAAAACATGGCCCAGGGGCAGTCTCTACAAGAGAGACCCTTTGGTGCAAGTATGGCTGGACGAATATACCTGAGCGGATAGCTTCCGTGTATCCGATCGACGCGTATTTCTACGCTTCAAACGGTCACGTATGCGACTCCATTGGGCAGATTCGTTCGTTAGGGTCAGTGGAACAGTCGGCTAAGGTTCTCCTTGTGCCGAAGGACTCACGTGGGCCCCGCCTTATCTCTTGCGAACCGCTGGCATTCCAGTGGGTTCAGCAGGGACTGGGTAGGGCTATCGTCGATCATGTTGAACGCCACCCTCTCACGAGGGATAACGTTCACTTCACAGACCAACGTTTTAACCAGCGTGGAGCCTTGTTAGGCTCCATGTATGGGAAGTACGCAACTCTGGACCTTAAAGAGGCCTCAGACCGCGTATCGTTAGGTCTAGTTCGTCTACTCTTCCCGAGTAAGGTATTACCTTACTTAGAAGCTTGTAGAAGTCTGACAACTAAGTTGCCTGATGGCAGGATCATCAAACTCAAGAAGTTCGCACCTATGGGTTCAGCATTATGCTTCCCCGTACTTGCGCTCACAACTTGGGCGATCCTGGCTGCCAGTGCAACCGATGCGGATACTCGAGAGAGTATCTTAGTGTATGGCGATGATGTGGTGGTCAAAACTGCGTTTGCAGCGGATGCCATCAAACAGCTTGAAGCGTTCGGATTAAAAGTTAATCCCGCTAAGTGCTGCGTCAGTGGATTCTTTCGTGAATCCTGTGGTGTTGATGCCTATAAAGGGCAAAACGTCACTCCCCTCCGTTTCAGGAAGGGCTGGCCATCTCGTCGGAACCCTGACCTCTACCCGTCGACCATTGCGTATGCAAACGGTCTATACGATAGAGGCTACTATCGGAGTTATGAGCTCGTTCGCGGCTTCATTCATGAAGCCTACGGCGAAGTTCCTAGCGACGACATGCACCTCGCATGTCCGTCTCTCCGTGAAGTTGCAGAAGAGTACAAGCCGAAACGCCGACGCGTAAACGCCAATTTACAAAAATTGGAATATTACGTTAAGGACGTCCGGTCTACACCCGTCAATAAGACTATCGATGGTTGGTCAATGTTGCTTCGGTATTTTGCCGAGCGCACCACTGACTGTCCATTAGATATGAACGATGCGGTGGAGGCGGAGGACGCTACTTCTATAAGTAGCGGACCCGCCTTCTCTGTCAGTACGTACACGAAGCGCCGCGCTATTAAGTTAGC